TATTTAAGACCTGTTTACTTTCAAAATGATGATGAAACATACGAAACTTGTTTAGTTGTTTTAACTAAAATATTAAAATCATTTGGTTGCAAATTGTATCAAGCTAATGGTAAGTGGTATATTGTAGCAGTTAATGAGTTTGCTGCTGCACCATATTTTGCATTTACATATTATACTTTATATAGTAATGCAGGAGGATTAATAACATCTGGCACATTTAACACTTTAAGTGAAATACAACCATATACAGGAAATACAAGTGGTTTGTACTTTACTAATAATAGCCAAATGAAGCTATTTAAAAAAGGATATAATAATTTTAATTATAGATATGATATTAGTTACTCACCTAATTATATTTCAAATCCAAACTTAAAAAGTTTAACAAGTGGGTTTCCTACATTATGGGCTAATTTTAGTCAAGGAGCAGGGGGAAGTGTTGCAGTTGTAAATAAACCTTATGAGGCAAGTGATTGGTTTAATATTACTTTAGGTGCTAATGGTGTTGGATTTACTGCATTTAGTAGAGTTTCTGCAATAATAACAGGGTATGTAACTGCTAATGATAAAATAAATTATACTCAGACATTTTATGCTCAAACTGTTGATAAAGTAAGAGGTCAATTACAATTACAAATAACTGGCATTGGTAGTGGTGCTCCTATTTATTATTATAATAAAGCAGGAGAATGGCAAAATGCTTCAGTAGCACCTCTTGATAATTATTATGAAATTGAGGCAGTAGACCAAGATAAGATTAATAATATATCAATAACAACTCCTCCAATTCCTATTAACGGAACTTTAACAATTGCTTATTTGTTAACTAGAGATATAGTAGATTGTGCTACTAATGTAAAAATTGGTGCTTTTGGTTTAACTTTTGAATCTCCTTTGTCATTAATTACATCTACTTCAATTATAGATGCAAATAATCAATATCAATTAGAAATGGATTTGCCATTAGGTTATCCAATTTATAGTGGTGATGGTGTAAATAGAACTCAAGCAAATATGGCTTATGGAACTATTCAGCAATTGGTTAGTGGAAACTTTGTATCAGCAACAGGATGGTATCGTTATGGTCCTTATACAAGTCCTACCGATGGATTAAGCCAAACTATAATGAAAGAATACATTAATAATTATAGAAGGAACTTAATAAATGTTGATTGTAATGTATTTGGAATAGCAACAAGTAATGGTAATTTTGCTGCTAATAAACTATTGAAAATATTAGATACTGACCCAGCACAAATAAACATTCAAGATAATAGATATATGACAGGTAATATGACTATTGATATTGTTAATTGTGAAAGTCAAGCTACCTTATTGGATATATCTAATGAGGAATTAAGTAGTACAATTGACACTATTTTCACAGTTAATGGTGTTAATTACAATTAAAGATTAAATTTGTAATATGGCAGACAAAGTACAGGGTAAAAATATAATGCTTTATTATCACGAACCAGCTTCGGTTCCGTACCCAAGTGGTAGGGATATAGCATTTGCTTGTTCAACAAATTGTTCATTTTCAGTTAATGTTGACCAAAAGGAAGTAACTTCTCAATCAAGTGCTTGGTATAGAGAATTTAAAAACGACATAGCTTCTTGGACTATTAATTGTGATGGCTTAATAACCTTAGATGGTTATGGTTATTTATATTTACTACAATTGCAACAATCTAGGGAGTCAATACAAGTTAAATTTGTTATTGATAATGGAGTTGATGGATTAGTTGTTATTAATGGTAATTGTAATCTAACAAGTTTGCAAATAAATGCACCTTACAAGGATATAGCTACTTATTCAGTTTCATTACAAGGCACAGGTTCTTATGGTTTAGCAGGAACGGCAATTAACCCAAGTGGTACTGTAATAGTAGCAGGTGGCTTAGTTTACACTAAACAATATGTAGCATCAGGTGGTGAAACAATAGTTAGCTTTACAGATATGATAGCTAAGACTTGTCTTTATGTTTCAAGAGGTGGAGTTGATGTGAGAGAAATTGTTAGTTCTAGTCCAACAGGAGAGCAAGTAGCTTGGAATTCTACAACTGGAGTACTTACATTTGCAAGAGCATTAGAAAGTGATGAATTTATTAGAGGACTATTTCAATAATTAATATGAGCAATCAATTACAAATAACAGGTGGAGCAAAAGTTAGAAATCTTGAAGGAGCAATAGTTGGTTCAAGTGGTGTCTTATCTTCTGTTGGATTAGGTGTGGCTTTAGGTGTAGCAACTTTAGGTGCAGATGGTAAAGTTCCATTTAGTCAATTACCTGCTTTGGGTTCATCTTATAAAGGAACTTGGAATGCTGCCACTAATACTCCAACAATAGCAAACGGAGTAGGAACGGCTGGTGATTTTTACTTAGTTACTACAGGTGGGGTTTGGAATGGTATTACTTTTACTGCTGGTCAATTAGTTATTTATAGTGGAACAGTATGGCAACAAGCAGGAGGTACTGCTGGTGTTACATCAGTAGGCTTAGCTGCTCCTGCTGCCTTTACAGTTAGTGGAAGCCCTGTTACAACTACTGGAACATTAACATTAAATGCTGCTGGTACTACTTCTCAATATATTTCAGGAGCAGGAACGTTAATTTCATTCCCTACTAACTTAGTAACAACATCTAGAACAATAAATACAAGCTCTCCTTTAGGTGGTGGTGGTTCTTTAGGCTCAGACCTTACTTTAACGATACAAGTGGCTAGTTCTTCAGCTAATGGCTATTTAAGCAGTACAGATTGGAATACCTTTAACAACAAACAACCAGCTTTAGGATTTACTCCTTATAATGCTACTAACCCTGATGGGTTTATAACATCTGCTGCATTAACTCCTTATTTGCTTAAAAGTGGTGGAACATTAACAGGTAATTTAACAACTAATTCAGGTGTAACAATTACTGCATCTGCATTTTTTGAATTATCAGATATAAGATTTAAGAACATATTACAAATTAACCCAATAATTGATTTATCAAGTATAGGAGTAATTAAGTTCACATATAAAGATGATGCAAAAGAAAAGGTAAGATATGGCTATTCAGCACAAGATATAAAGGAAGTATTACCAGATGCAGTAGATGAGCAAGACAAATTATACATAAACTACTCTGATATACATACTTTAAAAATCGCACAACTAGAACATAGAATTAAGCAACTAGAAGCTAAACTTAGTTAATATGGCAACTTGGGATACAACTGCATCAAATCAATGCTATTCTGGTAACACGCTTAAAAATGCAGTTACTTTTGGATATTTTCAATTAAAGACTGGTGGCACTCCTATTCCATTAACTGATGAATTATTAACTAAATCGGATGTAGAATCAATGGTAAATGTTTTTACTATTACTGGTTATGCTGCAAATCAATTAGTTACTAAGGGTGTTACTATTACAAGTGATTATATTACATATCTAGGAAACTCAAGTCCAATTTATCCTAGTAGTGCAATATCTTGTGCTTCTTATGTAACTGTAAGAGCATACTATATAGGTTGGAGAAAAGGTGGTAACCCTAGTATTGATGTAGGAGATGTCCTATATGATTCTTACAATACAGTTTTAACAAATGGCAACGGCTTATGGGTTCCATTAAAATATAATGGTACTGGAACAGCAACATCTGTTAGGGTGTCTACAACAGGGGTGGTATTAGAAGTGGTATATTGTTAATATTAAGTATAGCCAAATATTTAGTAAATTTGTAAAAATAGAAAATAATGTCTTGTAATCCTTCTAATGCTGATTTTAGACCAGCAAATTATAATATTCAGATATGGCAGAATAATACTTGGAGTCAAATTTTCCAATTAACTGCTAATACTGTGCCAATTGATTTAACAGGTGCGAATGTAGAAATTCAAGTTCGTAGGAGACCTAATTCAGCAGATGCAGTTATGACATTGACCTTATTAGATGGTATAACTATTGGTGGGGTAGATGATAATCAAATTACAATTAATTACGATGTCAATATAGATGCTGGTTCTTATGTTTATGATATGACTATTCAATTTCCTAATGATAATATCAAGACATATATTTGGGGTAATTTTATTGTTTATCAAGATATAACACAAATCTAATGAGTACAGAAATAATAGTAAACAACGATATAATTGAGATTAATGTAACTGAAGAACCGATAATAATTGAAGCACCTTCAGGAGCATATCCTTTGCCTACTGGTGTTTACTCTGTATATGGTAGAACAGGAAACGTAGTTGCTCAAGATGGTGATTATAACCTTACTCAATTAGGTGATGTAACAATAGTTACTCCTAGTACTGGTCAAGTTTTAAGATACAATGGAACTGCTTGGGTAAACTCAACTGAGAGTTATGTAGGAACTGTTACAAGTGTGGCTGCAAGTGTGCCAACAGGATTAACAATAACTGGTTCTCCTATAACTACTTCAGGAACTTTAGCTTTTGGGTTACAAACAGGATATTCAATACCTACTACAATAAGTCAAGGTAATTGGGACACTGCATATAATAGAAGTTTAACATCTGCTGCCGTAACAGGAACAACGACTAAGACTTTAACATTAAATCAACAAAGTGGTGGAACTATTACTGCTTCTTGGACTGATGACAATACAGATGCAGTTACTTCCGTATTTGGTAGAACTGGTGCAGTTGTAGCTCAATCAGGCGATTACACTACTACTCAAGTAACAGAAGGAACAAACCTTTACTATACAGATGTTAGAGCAAGAGCTTCTAATTCATTTGTAGCTGGTTCTGGTGCTTATAATGCAACAACAGGAGTTATAACAATTCCTACTAATAACAATCAAATAACTAATGGTTCTAACTATATAACCTTAACAAGTTTAAGTGCAACTGCTCCATTAAGTTATGTAAATACAACAGGGATATTTTCTATCTCTCAAGCAACTTCAAGTGTTAATGGATATTTAACTAGCACAGATTGGAATACTTTTAACAATAAAGAAAATGCAATTAGTACTGGCACTACATTGCAATACTGGAGAGGGGATAA